CAACTATATATAGTTATATAGAACAAAATATAACTTATCTATCTTGCGTATAACATTCCACAATTACCTCCAATAATAGTCAATACATTATATCTCTCTTCAAACAATACCATATCATATGTATAATCAAATAATTTCCAATTTTGTTTTCGAATACCGATAATATTTCCACTATTATCGCATAGAAATCCATATTGTGTATTACTCGTTAAATCGGCGGATGCAAGTGTCGGTGTATGGGTAGTTATTTCGAGTTCTATTGATTTAAACTTGCTCATATTTATAGCTCCGGATGGTTGGTATTCAAATGGGCTCGTATTTAAACAAAAATTATAGCAATATAATCCTTCTTTTGCAAACCCCTGGGTTCTCGTATATTTTTCAATATAATCAAATATACCACGCGTCAAAATGTTTTCTCTATATTCGCCATTTAATACTACTCCCATTGTTTCCAATATATCTTTATGATTATCGGAAGAATAATCCCCACTTATGAAATACCCAGTATTAGACCCCTGTAATGGAGAATTATATAAGGGAGGATTTTTTGCAGGACCATAATATTCGCCATTCCACGATTGATATGACGATATTTGAGGAGCAAGATCAATATTTTTTGGTAGACGGTTATATGGCCAATTCGTATAATTTGTCCATTGATTTCGCATATAGGCATCATTTCTTCTGAAAAACCACATCCAGTTTGCAATCATACCATTTGAGTTTGACAATTTAACCTTTTTAGAACCAGTAACGTCATTAAACCTGTATTCATATACATCTTTTACTAAATATATTTGTTCTTGAGATGCAAATAATTCGCGCTCTTCTTTTGATAAAAAGCAATATGTGGAAATTAGATGAACATCCGACTTCCAAGTGCTGTTTTTATTACCATAATCAGATTGTCCTATATCTACGGTTGGGGGTGTTTGTAAATAACGATACATTTGAAACTCTTGCTTAGTAAAATCTGGTTGTATATAGGGGAAATTATTTGTTGGATCAAATACATCTCTTACACAAAATAGTTCTTGGATAGGTCTTATTGTAACGGTTATAACCAATTCATTGTATTGCAAAGATACTAAGGGAAATGCACAACGACTATCTAGAGTAAACCACGTATTGATTGGTATATAGAGAGTACGTCCTCGTATAGATGGTTCTGCTCCGGACGAATTTTCTGTATAAAATGCAGACGGATATACGTTTTCTCTACCCGAACAATTTGCAGGATTGTTCAATTCTGGAACGTGTCCTGTCATAGCATTGTATAATGATTTCTTTTCGGAATTGAAATCGCGTTCTACTAGTGCAGCTAAATATTCGCCGGAATATTTTTGCAAAGTAAGATTTCCGCAAGTAATAGTTACTTCCTCAATCATAACCGATCCCAGGTTCTCTATCCATTTGAAATCATAAGGTGCCCATTGTCCATTATTATTATAGTCATACCCAGAATCGTCGCCAGTAGATACTGGTCTAACTGGTGGATATATTGGACTCCATATATCTGGTATAGAAACCGATAAATATGTATCCATCAATAATTCGGCATATCTCGGTATTTTAAATGTGAAGGTAGATGAATCAGTTAAACGGAGTTCTCTTAAACCTTCATAATCAATACGAAACTTTTGTAATCCGAAATTGGTATATTTAGAATAAACGCAACGGAAAAAGGTTTTGGTAGGATTGCCGGTAAGTATTACATTCGCATTTCCAACAGATACAATATTGAATAATCCTCCTGCCATTGATTGAAATAGTATATATTATGGTTTTATTTTGTTTTTTATTAGAATACTTTTGTGAATACTTTTGTAATATAAGTATATAAGTATATGGAATTATTAAGAATATTTTTAATTATAGTCATATTAGCCATTTTTTCCTATGTTTTACATACATTATTAAATGACAGGGCTATTATTACAAAAGAAAATATGCAGACATTTGAAGGTATGAGTGTAAAAGATGAAATAAGTAAACTAATTGGTCTGAATACATCCATAACTATAGGAAATATGAATGATAAACCAAAACAATTAGGCTTGCCACTACGTGAATATTGCATAAAAGCATCATATAATTCTGCATATAGTGGGTCCACTATTAGCGATAAGATGATAAAATATGTATTATCTAGAGGATGTAGATTTTTGGATTTACAAATCCATTATTCTGACTTGGACAACCTTGCCTATGTTGCCAATATAACCGACCCTAAAATAAAAGAAATGGAGAGCGTTAATCGTGTTCCATTAGACACTATATTTAACGTTATTGGTGCAAATGCATTTATGGGTTCTCAAGGAAGTGATGGATGTCCTAATCCCAAAGACCCGTTATTTATTCATTTGCGTATTATTCCAGATAAATCTGCCAAAGTATATAATTCAGTTGCAGAGTGTATAACTAAAAACTTTTCAGATAATTATAGGTTTTTAAATAATGATGGAAAAGCAAAGATGATCGATAAATATACACGAGTTAATAGTAAAATAATGAAAAAAACTTTATTTTTGATAGATAAAACATATAATCCTGAATATGCATATTTTAGCCAAAACCTGGCAAATCTCATAAATGGCGAAACTGGCGGAAGTACATTTCAACTGCAAGATTATGGCCGAATAAAAAACAAAGTTAAAAATCCCCCTGTTATAAAAGACGATTTTCGAACAACAAATATAACAGAAGAACAAATAATAATACCGGATGTATTAGAAAAAAATCCACAACCAAGTATAATAAATATGGTTGTTAATTATGGGGTTCAAATAACTATGTATTCTTTTTATAATTCTGGTGATAGCTTGACACAGTATGAAGATTTATTCAATAACCACAAATCGGCAATTATTCCAATGGCTTATGCTATAAATTATTTAGGAAAAATGGAAACTGAACTTGCCGCTAAAAAATTGCAACTAGGTTCCTTTGTATAAGGATAAGTATACGGATAAGTATACGGATAAGTATACAAATAAAACTTTATAGTAATATTGCGATTATTGCTCGACTGCCTTAGTGTCAAAAAGATAATATATCAATATTACTATATACAAGATGGTATCCACAAAAAATAAATACAACAACCCAGAATGCGATAATTCAATGACGTTTCAAGACTGCGAATTGGCGATTTTGAGACACGCCGTTGATGAAAATGAAGCTACTTTAGGTGAAAAAATGGCAAATAGTGAAGATGTGAAAGCCATAATCAAAATATTGGAGAACTTTTTAGTTCGCAAGAAATGTATTTGTTATGGTGGAACTGCAATAAATAATATTTTGCCTAAATATGCACAATTTTACAATCGCGATATTGAAATACCTGACTATGACTTTTTTTCAAATAATGCATTAGATGACGCAAAAGAATTGGCCGACATTTATTATGCGGCTGGTTATAAAGAAGTAGAAGCGAAAGCCGGGGTGCATCACGGTACATTTAAAGTATTTGTCAATTTTATTCCAGTTGCAGATATAACTTATTTAGACGACGAAATATACAAGGCTCTCCAAAAGGAAGTTATTGTCCGCGCAGGAATAAGATATGCTCCGCCAAATTATTTACGGATGAGTATGTATTTAGAATTATCTAGACCACAAGGCGATGTTTCTAGATGGGAAAAAGTATTTAAACGTCTGACTTTGCTAAATAAACATTACCCTTTAAAACCGGATACCGAATGCAATACGATTGATTTTCAACGAGAAATGAGTGAAAAATCACCGAATAATGAACACCTGTATTTTTTGACACGCGACGCATTAATTGAACAGGGCGTCATTTTCTTTGGTGGATACGGGAGTGTATTATATTCGGATTATATAACCGACAAAAAGCGCAAATATATACAGCAAATACCGGATTTCGATGTATTATCCGAAGAACCTGAAACTACTGCGCTTATATTAACGGAACGACTTAGTGATTCCGGTTTTAAAAACATAAACACAGTTAATCATCAGGCAATAGGAGAACTTATACCAGAACGAGTGGAAGTTTTAGTGGGAAAAGATACAATCGTGTTCATTTTTAAACCCATTGCGTGTCATAGTTATAACACTATTAAAATCGGCGAAAAAGAAATAAATGTGGCAACTATAGATACTATTTTGAGTTTTTACTTGGCATTTATTTATACTGATAAACCCTATTTCGATAAAGAACGGATTTTGTGTATGGCACAATTTTTATTTGAAGTAGAGGAGAAAAATCGCTTACGTCAAACTGGTCTATTAAAACGATTTACAATGAATTGTTATGGTAAACAGGAAACTTTGGAAACAATCCGGGCGTTAAAGACCGAAATGTATAAAAAATTGGCCGATAAAAGAGGAACCAGAGAATACGATATGTGGTTTTTAAAATATAGTCCGGCAATAAATAACGAGAAAAACGCACAAAAACCGGAAAAACGCAGCAATAAAACACAGAAAAAACGTGGCAAATCTAATAAACAAAAACCAAAAACCAAATCAACAACTGTTAGATTTAGAAAATTATTCCGTAAATATTTATAGAGAACTTATAAACTCCAATGTGCGTGTTAATACGCTATAGCTAAATCCAAATAGAATACTTTTAATAAAAAGGCCATAGAAATTGAAATTACCATCTTCATTATAAATACGCATAAAGGAGAACTTTTTAAAAATGAGCGCATCAACTAGAGGCATTTGAAATACAAAAAACAAGATGCCTATGAAAATAGGTATTTGTATCTCCGTTAATAATGTATCCATTAGACGTTCTCTATGTCTCTTTTCTTTGTGAGTTTTTATGGCTTTTTCTTCGTCATCTTGGAAATCGCGTATATAGTCTGATGTCAATTTTGGTGCCGGAATATAATTCGCAGTGATTTCTATATCTTGCATATATCCATCTGTATTACGAGGTATATCACGAGATGGTAATCTATATTGCGGGGCTTCTTGTTGTTGTTGCTGGGATTGCTGATGCAATGGCATTGTACCAGGTTGTGGTCCATAAGGGTTTGGATGAACATTCATTTGTGTATAGGTCAAATTATGTTCTCCACTGGCCATATCCAACGGTTGGCGGGTATTTATTGGCTGATGCATATATTGTTGCGCGGATTGTTGCACGCCCATTTGCATAGGTCCATTGGATTGCATAGGTCCAGTGGGTTGCATTGGACCACTCATTTGCATAGTTATATTTTCTGGTAGGTCGGCAATTCGTGTAGTAGATATTTTATCTGCCATAAAATCTATATATTAGATTGTGGCTAAAGATATTATTGTTTAACGAATTATTATAGATGAATTGTCTAAAAATAAATCATCTATAAGTCATATAATATTAGAAAATACCCAACATTTTTTTAGGTTTAATATCATCGCGCTTTTCTATATCAATCGTCTTTTTAGCGTTATCGCACGAAGTAGATCCCATTTTGTATTGCAAGCATTTTTCGTCGTGTTTGTATATATCTTCTTCTGAAATAACTGGACCATTGAATACAATACAATTTTTGTCAGTACACACTTTGCGGAATAATGTTGCTAAACCGAATCCTAAAATAATTGACAGGGTTATTTTTCCTAGTTTACTATTTAGCAATCGCTGAAGATACATAGTTATATACTATGTATCTAAAAAACTGAATATGAATATATCTATGCCTGCACAGGGATTTTTGCGATTTTACTGGGATTTTTAGGGCAAGGTATTTCAGTTTCCTTGTATGAAAAACAATTACCAGCCTTGTCTTTGTATTGCAATAAATCGACATTTTCTGGTGTAGGATATACGTATATCTTTCTTAAATCTGGCATTGTATAATACATAATCAATAGTCCGGCCACTAAACTAATCAAGAATATGGGAACATCTATGTATTTTGAAATCATTTTTATATATAACACTGGCATTATTTCTTCCCCTTGGTTTTCTTCTTTTTAGGCGCAGATTTTTGATTATCCGTTGCAATAATTTCATTTGTCAACCCGAAATCTTGCATAATTTGATCTACATCAGGTTTAACGGCGGATGATTTTTCTTGTGTTTCTTGACCTTCCATACGAAATACAAAATTATTAGGATTTTCGGTTGCCTGCAACTTAGCCTCTTTC